AATGCAAAAAAAATTATAAAACAGTATCGGAGGTCATTCGTGATTTCATGGCCAAATTCATCAAGGAGAATAAATGATAGAAATTTGGAAGATCATAAATGGATTAGAAAATTATTCAATTTCTAATTTTGGCAATGCAATAAATAATAAAACCAACAAGCGGCTGACATTAAAATTAATGGGAGATGGATATGTAAGAATAGGGTTAATGAAAGATAAAAAGAGCGTTTATTTTTCCGCCCACCGCTTGGTTGCTTTGCATTTTATACCAAATCCAGAAAATAAAAAAACAGTTAATCATATTGATAGAAATAGGTCTAATAATATAGTTGACAATTTGGAATGGGCAACTCAAAGAGAACAAACTATTCACACGCATAAGAATATAGTCAAAAAATGGTCTTCTGGAGTACGAAGCGTTTGGAGAATAGACAAAAACACCAATGAAAAATTACAATGTTATGACAGCATTACAATGGCAAGCCAGTGGGTGAATGAAAACGTTTATAATAATTCTAAAAAAACCACCGCAGTCATAATAGTATGTATATCTAAAGTATGCCTAAAACAGAAGGGCATAAATAAAAGGAATGGCGTAAAAATAGAATATGAAATCAACACTGCCTACGGCTATAAATGGGAATACATTGATGTTGAGTCATTAGAAGGAGAAATATGGAAAGATTTATCTTGCTCGAAAATACACAAAATATCCAACTATGGAAGGATCACAAATAAAAATAACCGATTAGCCAAGCCGTCAAAATCTGCCAACGGCTATTGGGTCATCAATATAAATGGAAAACCAGCTTTATTACACAGGTTGGTTGCAATGGAATTCATTCCTAATCCAGACAACAAGCCCCATGTCAATCACATTGATGGCAATAAATATAATTACCAGATTGACAATTTGGAATGGGTGACTGTCAGAGAAAATAACATTCATGCAATCGAAACGGGATTGAGATAATTTTTTAATCACTAGTAATATAAGCCCGATCATATCTTAATTGGACTTCGACGCAAACTAGGTCGGAAGACTCCATGTCTAATTCTCCCCACTCGATACTAGAAGGATAACAATTTTCTAATGTCCACTTCTCCATTGAATTGCCACATCCGTCAAACATTTCTAACTCTGCATCCCTTTTAAGATCGGCTTGTACTACTGGGGTCCAAATGCCATTTTCGGGATCGTAAATTCCTTCTCCTCCACCGTCGGCCGTCTTAATCCAGTCGAATACCACATTGCCACTACATCCGATGTCATAAAGAATTAATGTAATTGGTTTCCAGTCGGGCTTGAATGGATACCAGATTGTTTCTGTTAAATGTTGACATTCGTATTCTTTCCAACTCAAACTAGGTCTGGCTCCCCGACGAGGAGGGAGTGCTTTTGCACTCCCTGTGTCGGCACTAATGCCAGGGATGGTTAACAACCAACGGAATTTACGTTTAGCATTAAATGTATCTTTTTCTAGACCGAAGCCTAGTCCCATGCATTGACCCATGAGTCTCCTTAGTGGAAAGAAAACAGGAGGACTTTTGCCCTCCTGTTTTTATAATTAGCAACCGGTGCAAGGACAAGGACTCGGTTGAGGTCCGCACTGATTTTGGTAAGTGACTTTAGAATAACGAAGAGTTAATTCAATTTCAACGAAATCCGAACTAGAGTAGTCCAAATCGCCAAACTTGATAGACGTTGGCCACATGTCGCCTAGTGTCCATGTCTCCAAAGTATTTCCGCAGCCATCCAACATTAAAAGAGTAGCCGTGCCAGAATAATCTTTTCTGGCAGAACTCATATTTCGGCAAACATTCGTATAATCATATACGCTTGCCAACCAGCTCCACAGTTCGACATTTCCAGCACCATTAGTTGCCGAAACATCCAAATAAGTAACGGTGATTGGTTCCCACACTCCCTTGCCAGGAACCCAAGTTCGTTCGTTCAAGAAATCCACTTGGGTTTCTTCCATAGTGATACCGGGTCTTCCAGCGGTCTTTACGAAAGAAGGTGGAACTTGTTTGCCATTGCATACTTCAATAGAAAGCAACCACCTAAATTTACGTTTCATGATGATATCATCACTACCGAGTTGACCAATTCCCATGCATTGTGCCATATTATTCCTCTAATTAATTACGAGATATTTAGTCATTCCGTGCTGATTTTCAAATCAGCACGGAATTAATGTCAGAACTTTCAATTAGAAAGTCGAAGAATCTTCACTGAACGATCCAGTCCGGAAGACTGCAAACTCAATGAATATAAATTCTGCCGCTCTTGTTGGCTGGACACCTACCCTAGCCCTCAATTCATTGCGATCAATAACATCTGGTGTGTTTAATTCTGTATCGCATTGAACACGATAATCTGTCAATCCTCTTGCCAACCGAACTGCTTCCAACGTCCTTTTTGCAATTCTTACAAATCGGGCTCTTGTATCATCATCATTTGGCTCAAACAACAACGCTCTAGCGTTCGTTTTGATGGCCTTCTCAATGTAAAGCAACATTCTTCTCACATTAACTCTGTCCAATGCCGTGGGAGTACGTTGTAGGGTCTTCTGACCCCATATATGGAACCCTTCTAAATCAACAAACTGAATGATTGGGTTAATAGCATTGCGATTTCCATACATGTCATCCCGATCTGACAAAGAAGGACGGGTGAAGACATCTAAGACGTTAAACAATACTCCACGAGTAGTACCAGCCGGAGCGAACCAAGGATCACTTAGTTCATCACTGTTGGCATATGCTGCCAATACAGACCCAGAAGGCGGCACCCAAACATCAACTTTATTAATGCCGTCCCTAGTCTTGAGCCAAGGCCAGTACAATGCACCGAAATCACTATCGAATCTAGTGCTATTCAATGGGTGAGAACCATTCTGCCATTGGATAATTTCTCTCACTGAGAGACCAAATGGAGGGTCGATAATCGAGAAGCAATCGCCTCTCATACTTTGACAGAAATCAATCAACCCCAATACAATGTTAGTAGAAGTATGTCCTGGTATCGCAATCAAATCGATATCAATCTGCTCTGGATCGGACATTGAAGCCAATCCTGTCATTGATATTGAATCACCGATCAAAAGAGTGTCTTGATCGTCCGGGTCTGATGGGATTCCATCGCTTCCGCCACTTAGCAAATAAGGGTTGGAAATAGTATTACCCAAAGGAGGAGCAAGAGTAGTCGTATTGTCGGAAATAGCAATATATTGTGAAGCTGATGCTAAGAATGATTCTACATATAGTGAACTAGCGGGGTCTTTAGTCAAAGCACCCCAACTTTCCACCTGCGATGTTGTACTTCCAGTCAATGCATATACATCAATAGTAAATGAACCATCAGTGGTAGAATTAGTAATTACAACTTGAGTGTTGTTTCCATCGATTCCGGGGGAATCAGCATAAATGGTAAAACAAGTTGCAGTGCTTGTATTACTACCAGTAACGATTCCGCATGTGTAAGTGGCTCCTGATAAGGTCACACAAGAAGGCGAAGTACCTACATGTGTAGAATTATCAAAACCTAGCAAACCATCTGCTGTGCTTGCGGGCTTGATAAACAAAGTAGCGTCACGTCCAACATGATTTGTAGTTAATGTCAGAACGTTATATGGAGCAGAAGCAACGAAACCGCCAGGTATTGTCCCTAAAGTTATCTGATCATTAATATGTGTAGCAATTTGGTGGACTGTTTGATTCGTACTGTCAAGTTCAATTGTTTGAACAACGTTATCAATCAGAACATTATCTGTTCCATCAATAACAACTTGCAAGTTTAAAGTGCCAGAAGCAAATCCACTAAAATCAAAATGGCCTGGAGTTGAAATACTACTTGCTGGATATTGAGTGGCTGTACCTGTTACTGATGCGGCGGTCATTAAAGTACCCATTCCAACTACAGAACTTGGCCCGTAGAGAGAATTAGTTACCGACACTAGTTCCAAAGAGGCGGCGGCTCCATATGCAAAAGTAGTCTCTACACCTAGCTTGCTTGTTGTTGTTGGATTTCCACTCGAATCAGCATTGGTGAAATAAAACTGAATACCATCGATCTCGGCCGACAATTGAGAGTTCAATGAATCTACCAAATCATCCGCAGTATACTTACTGCCAGTATTAGGAGATGGTCTGTTAGCATCACTCAACACAACTAAAACTTTAGAAGTCAGAATGCCATTCAATCTCCAACGGAAAAACGTATTGACTGAAAATAACCATCCACCACTTCCGACCGAAACGTTACCTTCAATTTGTACAGGTCCGCCAGCAGTGTCCACATCTACCGAGGCAGTTGTTGCTGCCTCCGAACTTGATGGGGAAGTGTCTGCAACACGAACGATAAATAATTCATTTGCAACTAGCAAAAACTGGTCGGCGGCATAAAGCAAAAACGGATCGCCTACATCTGGATGTGGTAAACCAAAAGTTATATGTAATTGTCTTGACGTAGTGATCAATGTCGGTATATTGATCGGACCCTTACTAGCAAAACCAATAAGACCAGCCCGATGTCCGGTCTGAATCGCAGCAATGAAGCTTAAATCCCTCTCGGCGATTCGCACGCCTGGACTGATCAGATTCGAAGGTGGAAAACCCTTTAATAATGCCATTTCTTCTCCCTTACTTGTTTATAACCCGTGTAGAGATTAACTCCCATTCCTTAAGACGATCAATATATTCCGTCTTCTGTTCGTCTTCAATTATCAACTTGTTGTGACCCTTCCCTCTTCCGGGAATAATGAGAGTTGTGAATGCTCTTACTTTTTTCTTCGACCTCACAATCAGTTGCAATGGACTCGCCTGTTTATTCGTTATCTCAATCATTCAATATCCAGCCTTTCAAGAATGTTTATAATCTCTTCTTCCTCTATACTATTGGCGAATTCAATCTTCTCTTTAAAGATTGGCTT